TATTGATTCTACAGTAAATAGAATTACTGGTTTTGCAGACATGATTCAAATAACTCATTTAAAGTTACAACAGGTTATAGCTAGAATGGTACCAGATGGTGTTTTTTTAGATATGGACGGTCTTGCAGAGGTTGATTTAGGTAATGGAACAAATTACAACCCATCCGAAGCATTAAACATGTATTTCCAAACTGGTTCTGTAGTTGGTAGATCACTTACGCAAGATGGTGAATTAAATAGAGGTAAGATACCAGTGCAAGAATTACAAACTGGTAACGGTCAAGCAAAAATACAAAGTTTAATTAGCACATACAATTATTATTTACAAATGATAAGAGATGTGACAGGATTAAATGAAGCAAGAGATGGTAGTTTAGCTGATAAAGATACGTTAGTAGGTTTACAGAAAATAGCTGCACAAGCTTCTAATATTGCAACTAAACATATTAATAATGCTAGCTTATATATTACACTAAGAATATGTGAAAATATATCTAAAAAAGTTTCAGATATGTTAGAATTTCCATTAACACGTAACGCTTTAAAACAAAGTATTACTTCTTTTAATGCAATGACACTAGAAGAAGTGGATAAATTAAACTTACATGATTTTGGTATATTTTTAGATCTTGAACCTGATGAAGAAGAAAAAGCTCAATTAGAGCAAAATATTCAAATAGCACTATCTAGTGGGGGTATTGATTTAGAAGACGCTATTGATATTAGACAAATACGTAATTTAAAATTAGCTAATCAAATGCTAAAACAAAAACGTAAACGTAAACTAGCTAGAGAAAGACAGTTGCAAATGGAAATGAATCAGCAACAAGCTCAAATAAATAGTCAATCTCAACAAGCAGCTGCAGAATCTGAGGTTGCAAAACAACAAGCTTTAACTAGTGAAAAAGTAAACTTTGAAGAAGCAAAATCACAGTTTGAAATACAACGTATGCGAACTGAAGCTCAAATTAAAAGAGAATTAATGGCTGAAGAATTTAATTATCAGTTACAATTAGAGCAGATGAAAAATAAGCGCGATACAGATAGAGAGGTAATGATAGAAGAGCGTAAAGACAAAAGAACAAGAATAGCTGGGACGCAACAAAGTGAAATGATTAGTCAGAGAAAAAATAATTCTATGCCTATAGATTTCGAAACTCAATCAGTTGCAAGAAATATTGACAACTCCCAGTTGTAGTATTAATTATTTAATTATATTTTATTATGGCAGAACAAAAAGCGGCCGTAGAGGTCAAACAAGAAGGTGAATTTACTTTAAAAGGTAAAAATAAACCTAAACGTAAGGTAAAAGATTTAGGTAAAACTAAAAATGAACCTGTAAAAATGGAGATTAACAAACCAGTAGAAAAAAAGGTTGAAACTCCTAAAATTGATTTAACTAAAACAGAAGATAATGCCGTTCAAAAGCGAAAAACAGAGGAGATACCTGTGGGCGACAAACCCGAAGTTAGCAGAGAAGTGGACCAAGAAGTACGGGTCAGCGATACAAATGATAAAAAAGATTCTCCACTCGAAGTAATTGAAGAAATTACAGAAGAAGTTAAACCAACACAAGAAATAAAAGAAAAACCTCAACTCATTAAAACACCTGAGTTACCAGAAAATGTAGAAAAATTAGTTACATTTATGAATGAAACAGGTGGTACAGTAGAGGATTATGTAGAATTAAATAAAGATTATTCAAAGTTAAGTAATGATCAACTTTTACATGAATATTTAAGAAAAACTAAACCTCATTTAGATTCTGAAGATATTAATCTTATTATGGAAGATTATCAATATGATGAAGAACTAGATGATCAAAAAGAAATACGAAGAAAAAAGTTAGCTTATAAAGAAGCTGTTGCTTCAGCAAAGCAAGATTTAGAAAATAGAAAAACTAAATATTATGCTGAAATAAAAAACAGACCTGGAGTTAATCATGAACAACAAAAAGCTTTAGACTTTTTTAATCGTTACAACAAACAGCAAGAAACTATAAAGCAGTCTCAGGCGGATTTTAAAAATCGTACTAAACAAATATTGAACAATGATTTCGAAGGTTTCGAATATAGTGTGGGAGATAAAAGATTTAGATACAAAGTAAAAGACCCTGCGACGTTAGCCGAAACTCAGTCTGATATTAACAACTTTGTAGGTAGATTTTTAGACAAAGAAGGTAGAATAAAAGATACTGCCGGTTATCACAAAGCTTTATATGCTGCGATGAATGCTGATAAATTAGCGTCTCATTTTTATGAGCAAGGTAAAGCTGACGGTGTTAAATCACTTGTTCAGCAATCTAAGAATCCATCTACTGATGCGCCAAGGCAAGTTGCCAGCGGGGATGTTTACGTAGGAGGGTTTAAAGTAAAGGCCATTAGTGGAGCAGATTCGTCAAAACTAAAAATCAAAAAACGAACATTTAATAATTAAAATTTAAAATTATGGCTTTAAATCCCCAGTTTGGCTCGATTATACCTAGTCAAACTCAAGAAGTCTTACAATCTAACTATTTACAGTGGACTGATCCTGCTGCAGCTGATTTTACATCATTTGCTCAACAGTATTTACCAGAGATCTACGAAGCTGAAGTTGAAAGATATGGTAACAGAACCTTATCTGGATTCTTAAGAATGGTTGGCGCGGAGCTTCCAATGACAAGTGACCAAGTAATCTGGTCTGAACAAAATAGATTACATATTGCATATGATAACTGTACAGTTGGTGTTGGTGATGTTATCACCGTTACTACTGCTGCTAACACTTTTAACGTTATATCTGTAAATTCTACAGTTGTAGTAATGGACGACTTTGGTAACGAAGCAAAGTGTTTTGTATCAGCTAGTGTTCCTGGTGCTCCAGGTACTATTACTGTACTACCTTATACTGCTGCAAATTTAGCTGCAGCTGGTATTGTTGGAAACGTAAAAGTATTCGTATACGGTTCTGAGTATAGAAAAGGATCTACTACTCCTAACTATGATGCTGTTACTGATCCAAATGGTTATATCAGTGTTGACCCACAGTTTACTCAATTTTCTAACTTACCTGTAATTATCAGAAACAAATACGTAGTAAATGGTTCTGATACTGCACAGATCGGTTGGGTTGAGGTTTCAACTGAAGACGGAACTGGAGGATACTTATGGTATCTAAAAGCTGAGTCTGAAACTAGATTAAGATTTGAAGATTATTTAGAAATGATGTGTGTAGAAGGTGAATTAAACACCGGAGGTGCTGTTGCAGCAACTTTAAAAGGAACACAAGGTTTATTTGCAGCTATCGAAGATAGAGGTAATGTACAAGTTGGTTTCTCTGCAGCTACAGGTATCAGTGATTTCGATGATATTCTTAGAAACTTAGACACTCAGGGTGCAATTGAAGAGAACATGTTATTCTTAGACAGACAAACTGCTCTTGATTTTGATGATATGCTTGCTGCTATCTCAGCTGGATCAAGTGGTGGTACTGCTTATGGATTATTTGAAAACTCTGAAGAAATGGCGTTAAACTTAGGTTTCAGCGGTTTCAGAAGAGGTTCATATGACTTCTATAAAACAGATTGGAAATACTTAAATGATGCTTCTACAAGAGGTGCAATGGTAGGACCAAACTCAATTGAAGGAGTTTTAATTCCAGCTGGTACTACAACTGTTTATGACCAAATTTTAGGAACTAACATCAGAAGACCTTTCTTACACGTAAGATATAGAGCTTCACAAACTGATGATAGAAGAATGAAGTCTTGGTTAACAGGTTCTGTTGGTGGTGCATTTACTAGTGATCTTGATGCAATGGAAGTAAACTTCCTTTCAGAAAGATGTTTAGTAACTCAAGCTGCTAACAACTTTGTATTATTCAAAGGAGTGTAACTATTGATAAAGGTTAGGGCGCTTCGGCGCCCATATACCTTTTAATTATTTAATTATATTATATTATGGCAAAAAAGAAACAACAAGAAGAAATAGTTGTTGAGGAAGTAGCTGTTGCTACTCCGAAACCTAAAACTATAAAACCAGTTAAAAAAGATGACTGGGAAGTAAAAGATAGAACTTATATACTAACTGGAGGTAAAGAACCTTTAACATTTACTATACCTGCTAAACATACTAGAAGACATCCGTTATTGTGGTATGATACAATAAAAGGTGAACAAAGAGAGCTTAGATATGCTACAAACATGTCTAGTCCATTTGTAGATGAGCAAAAAGGTGAAGTAACCTTAGGACATATAACTTTTAGAGATGGTAGTCTAACTGTACCAAAAGAAAAAATTGCTTTACAAAAATTATTATCTTTATATCACCCTATGAAAGATATGAGATATAGCGAATTTATACCACAAAAAATTGCAGATGATGAAATTGAAAATATAGAGTGGGAAATCGAAGCATTAAATATTGCTAGATCTATGGAGATAGATATGGCAGAAGCAATTGTTAGAGTAGAGTACGGTTCAAAAGTTAATAAAATGTCTTCTAAAGAATTAAGAAGAGATTTATTAATTTTAGCGAAAACAAACCCTAAACTATTTATATCATTAGCGGCAGATGAAAACGTGCAACTAAGAAACTTTGCGATCAATGCTGTTGAAGCAAATATTATTAGAATATCACCAGACAATAGATCTGTTCATTGGGCTAGTAATGATAGAAAGTTAATGAATGTTCCTTTTGAAGAAAATCCATATTCAGCTATTGCTGCGTGGTTTAAAACTGATGAAGGAGTTGAAGTATTTAAGTCAATAGAAAAAAGATTGAAGTAAATTATATAAGGCGGGTTAACGCCCGCCTTTTATTAAAATATAAATATAATGGTAAACGTTAATACAGTATATCAAACAGTATTATTAATCCTTAATCAACAACAAAGAGGTTATATAACTCCTGATGAATTTAATAAAATTGCTACTCAGGCTCAATTAACTATATTTGAAACTTATGCTAGTGATTTAAATCAGCAATATCGTTTACCGGGTAATGACACTGAATACTCTGATCGTGTTAAAAATATAGAACAAAAATTACAGTTTTTTCAAAGAACTGCAACTCCTACTTACAATGTAGTAACAGGTAATTTTGAAATCTTAGATTTTGCTACACCTGACGCTCCTGTAGTAGTTGGAACAACTGATGCTTTATATAGATTAGGATCAGTATTTTATGGTGACCTCGATTTAGGTCAATACGTACAACCTCACGAGTTAAGACAATTATTACTTTCCCCTTTAACTCAACCAACTGAACACTTCCCTATATATTTATATGAGAACAATATTATAACAGTAAGACCAAGTAGTATTACTAGTGGAATAACTATTTCATATCTAGCTAAACCTAGAAATGTGGTATGGGGTTTTACAACTGGAGCGCAAGGACAATATTTATATGCTCAAGGAGCTTCAGTTCAATTTGATCTAGATGTTACAGAGCAAGAAGAGTTAATACTTAGAATATTAGCTTATTCTGGAGTAATAATTCAAGATCCAAGTATAATACAAATAGCAAGTCAACAAGTAGCTGCTCAAGATAATAACGAAAAACAATAAGATATGCCAATGCCAAATGGTGGGTTAATCACCGAAACTAATGCACAATATTACGCCGGCGCGCAGGGATTTACAACGACTGCTCCACAGCAAGACTTTACTTTTACATTTAACACTCCGTTAAATTTAGGTAATCCAGATCCAGCTTCTGCAGATTATACTTTAAATAATTTTAAATTATACCATCAGAAC